TCTGACAATGTAAACTCACCTGACCACTACAACTTTGCAGGTATAGAATGTATTGATGCTATACGTGCAGCTACAGGAGAAGATGGCTTTGCATACTACCTACAAGGTAACATAATGAAATACCTGTGGCGGTATCGGTACAAGAATGGCATTGAGGATTTAGAGAAAGCTCAGTGGTATCTTAAACAATTGATTGAAGAAGAAGATGAGAGTTAGGCTTTACATAACCCTTGAGGTAGACGAAGATGATTACCCCACACCTGCTGATGGGCAGATCGAAAGTGAGATAGAACAATCTCTACATGCATACCTCTATGACATAGATGGCATAGACATTAAATCAATTAATACAATATCGGAGTAGTATTATGGACAACTTTTTACCAACAGACTATCAGTCATTCATACACAAGTCTCGCTACGCTAGGTGGGATGACAAAGAAAAACGTAGGGAAACCTATGGAGAAACAGTATCACGTTACATGAACAACGTAGTTGTACCACACGTTGATTCAGCTACGGCAGCAGAGATTGAGGGTGCAATACTTAGCCTAGAAGTTATGCCTAGTATGAGGGCTATGATGACTGCTGGCCCTGCACTGGACCGTGATAATACTGCTGGTTATAACTGTAGTTATCTACCCGTAGATGATCCTAAGTCCTTCGATGAGGCTATGTTCATCCTCTTGTGCGGCACTGGCGTAGGCTTTAGTGTAGAGAGGCAGTTCATCAGTAAGCTCCCAGATGTGCCTGAGTTGTTCGAGAGTGAAACTACTGTCGTCGTCAAGGACAGTAAGGAAGGTTGGGCTAAGGCTTTCAGACAAGTGTTGGCTCTCCTATGGGCTGGTGAAGCTCCCCGTTGGGATGTAAGTAAAGTACGTCCTGCTGGTGCAAGACTAAAAACATTTGGTGGTAGAGCCAGTGGCCCTGCACCTTTGATAGACTTGTTTAACTTTGCAACCACCATATTTAGGAATGCAAGTGGACGTAAGCTATCATCTATTGAATGCCACGATCTAATGTGTAAGATAGGTGAGGTAGTTGTGGTAGGTGGTGTACGCCGTAGTGCTATGATTAGTTTATCTAATTTATCAGATGATCGTATGCGTCATGCAAAGTCAGGGGCTTGGTGGGACAACAACCCTCACCGTGCATTAGCCAATAACTCTGTTAGTTATACAGAGAAGCCAGACTCCACATCCTTTATGAGAGAGTGGTTGTCATTAGTAGAATCAGGGAGTGGTGAACGTGGTATATTTAACAGGCAAGCAAGTAAGAAACAAGCTGAGAAATATGGTAGACGGGATTCTAATTTTGAGTTTGGTACAAATCCTTGCAGTGAAATTATACTTCGCCCGTATCAGTTCTGTAACCTTACGGAAGTTGTGGTACGATCCACTGACACGGCTAAAGACTTGGAGCGAAAAGTCAGACTCGCCACAATACTTGGGACGATCCAAAGCACGTACACAAAGTTCCCGTACCTGCGAAAAGTGTGGACTACCAATACAGAAGAAGAGCGTTTGCTTGGTGTGTCACTCACCGGGATAATGGATAACCCATTGATGACCACCCATAACCCAGAACTGGAGAAAACTCTTGGAAAATTACGTAAGCTTTCTGTTACTACTAATATTAAGTGGGCTGATCATCTGGGTATCCCTGCTTCAACAGCAATCACCTGTGTCAAGCCCTCTGGAACAGTCTCGCAACTTGTTGATAGTGCCTCTGGGATACATGCAAGACACTCCGATTACTATATTAGAACTGTCAGAGGGGACAACAAAGACCCCTTGACACAGTTTATGAAAGACCAAGGAGTGCCTAGTGAGCCTGATGTAATGAAGCCTGATGCTACTACAGTGTTTAGCTTCCCTGTTATGTCACCTGCAATGTCGGTAACACGTAATGATCTGTCGGCAATAGAACAGTTAAAGACTTGGCTTACATATCAACGTCACTTTTGTGAGCATAAACCAAGCATCACATGTACAGTACGTAATGAAGAATGGTTTGAGGTAGGTGCATTTGTTTATGAACACTTCGATGAGATGTCAGGTGTGTCTTTTTTACCACACTCAGATCATACTTATCAGCAAGCACCCTATCAAGAGGTTGGTAAGTCAGACTATAATATGTTACTGTCTGTCATGCCTGACAAGATTGATTGGTCTGGACTGTCTGAGTATGAGAAAGATGATAACACTGTGGCTATGCAAACTATGGCTTGCTCTGGTGGCGTATGTGAAATAGTAGATTTGGTATAAGGAGAATAGATATGGCTACCGTTACAATTGGAGAAAAAGATTATGATACAAGTAAGTTTACTGAAGAACAGAATAATATTCTAGGTGAGCTAACGTATTGTAATAAACTAGTTACACAACTTAAGTATCAACTAAGCAGCTTGAATGCTACTAATGATATTCTTTTTGACAAGATAAAAAATTCACTAGAACCTAAAACAGAACTGGAGTAAGTATGACTGCATATAGAAAATCATTCTCACATAATCTTTATGGTAAGTATGACGCAGTAGCTAAGAAAACATTGATCTCTCACCTTATTGGTGAGGGACATGATCTTGTAGATAGTACAGAATCATATGATGCAGATGTAGTTACACAGAAAGATGGAGTAAAGTATTACAGTGAAGCAGAAGTAAAGACTGCATGGAAGGGTGAGTGGCCTACCCATTGGGAAGAAATACGTATACCAGAACGTAAAAAGAAACTACTATCTAAACATAGCAACTTGAAGTTCTATATCTTTAGTGATACAATGAAGCAATGCTGGTGTATTGACAGCAGCCTACTTACAGATGATCTTCTTAAAGAAGCAACGGGACGTAACATATTTAAGGGAGAACAGTTCTATCACGTGCCTTACACACAAGCAAAGTTAATCAACGTAGCATAAGGAGAATACTTATGAAAGATAAAAGCAGAGCCTCACGTGGCTTGGGTAAGTACGATGCACCACTAAGAGTGCAATATCAAATGGGTTACACTGCATTCAAGAGTGGTAGTAGCCTGTCAAGTCCATTCGATGGAGACACTATGCAACATCGTGAATGGGATCGTGGGTTTAACAAAGCCTACTTCGACCAACTTAAAAGGGTGAAGGAGTATGAAGGAACTACAGGCAGAAGCAGAACAGTTTCTAAAGGAGAAGTACAGCATGTCTGACTTTAATGCGTATCAACGTAGCGCAGCACGTACTGCAATCTATCCTCATCAGCATAAAATATTATACCCTGCGTTAGGGTTAGCTGGTGAGGCAGGAGAGGTAGCCAATAAGGTAAAGAAACTTATACGTGATGGGCCAGACAATAGACCTGACACATGGAGAGAGGACATAGCCAGTGAGATAGGTGATGTACTGTGGTACTGTGCTGCACTAGCTACTGACCTTAACCTTACGTTGGGTATGATAGCTGCACAGAATGAGAAGAAACTATCTAAACGAAAACGTGATGGAACAATAGGTGGTAGTGGCGATACACGATAGACAAAAAAGAGGGGGCTTTAACTGCCCCCTTTTCTTATTCGCCACCAGACACTCGGCTCTTACCGTAGCTAAGTAGTGTTTCTAAATCTATTAGCCTACTTAGATTAGGGTTTTCACCCTTGTTGTTTTCTTTAAACTTTTGTATTGCGTACCTTAAATCTGTCCTCTTCATCCTACGTAACCTATCACTAGCCCCCTGTACTGCGTTTGCATTAGGACTACGTATCATACCTTTTATGTAGCCAACCATATCTATTGTATGTTTCTTTGCCGCAACGAAGTACTCAGAAGACCCCGGCTCGTATCCTTCCATATCTGTTAATGCCTCAACAGTATTAACAATCAAAGGTAACCTTTCTCTAAGGGCTTTATTTTCTTTTGCTTGCATTTTTTTATTACGATTTCTACTACCCAGTTCATACGTTGGATCACCAAAGCCTATACTCTTTAGAAACTCTACTTCTTCTGAGTCTGCTTCTTTAAAGTTTAAACCGCTAATTAACCTAGTTCCCAAACGTATCCTGTTACTACTGTCTGTATGTAAAAATTCCCTACTGGGTTGCTCTGCCTCTACACTAGGTGCAATAAATCCTTGTTGATAAAAGCCTCGCATAAATTCCTTAGTAAAGGCTTGTCCACCTGTTTGTATTCCTTGTGACTGTGCTATAAAATCTAAGTCTGCTTGTCTTTCTTCATCACTTGCATACTCCATTTCTAAATCAGTTAGCTTGCTTACATTAAGATAACCAACTTCACCATCTTTTCTAAGTTGTTCAAATTTTGTTTTATTATTTTCATAGTAGTCTTTATCCGGGTCGCTTTTCAGCAATGCCTTTGCCTCCACTATTCTTTTATTTGCCGCCACTCTCATCTCTGCGTTAGTTATTCTAGGGTCTTTATTAAAGTCTTTGTATTCTGTACCACGTATACCCATAGACCTTTGTGCATCATTCAACTGACGTAGTGGTATTAGATAC